TTGCGGATCGAAAAATATTGCACCTATTGAGATGATCGGGGCATCAGGATTTTTTCCCATGGTTTCAAGGTCGATCATTAGATGGTCACACGTCCTGCTGGTGGATGTGATTTCGTGATGACCGTTCACCTTAATTGAGCGATCTGCCGTCTCGCCAGTTTCATTATCGCTATCGTGATGCTGATTGCCGCCAGTGTTCTCCTTGTGTGGATGTTCAGCGCCTTCCATTTCCTCCGGATCATCTTCCTGAACTTCAACCTGATACTCTTCATCGAATGTTTCCTGGTATGTTGCGTCGCCCATCACCGCGCCACAATCAGGGCAGTTGCCGCCGCCGGTCTGACCGCAGGCGGTGCAGACTTTTTCCACTTCCTGTTGCGCCACTGGTTCAGGCTGTTTCGTTTCTGGCTCGTTTTGTAACGCATTTGGGCTGTTTTGTTCCGCTTTTTGGTAGTTCCGTTCCGATTCATGCTGATTCTGGTTCACAGAATCGCGGGTCTGGATCCCCTTAACCCATTTCGGATCATTCGGGTCACTAATCCCTTCAACAAATTCACCACGTGATGCAGCAAGCAACTTATCGGCGTCAGGCTGGCTGATATTGGCTGCCTGCATAATTTTGTTTACTTCGTCAGCGGTAACTTTTATCGGCTCTGGTTGTTCTGAATCTTCAGCGGTATCTACATTTTGCGGTAAGCCCGTGTATGTGCCATTTTTTCGGGCAAAATATTCTTCTTTTGTGATTTCAGTGGCGCCAGCAGCCAGTGCCTTATCCAGACCAGAAAGTTTGTTTGCGCGACCGCATTTTTCTCCGTCCTTATCTGCGAAGAGGAAATAGAACGGCCCCTCACGCTCTACAGATGGTTCAGCTTCCGGCGCGGTTTCATTTTTTGGGATATCAGATACCTCAGTTTCCACTGCATCAGTTTGTGTTTCTGATGACTGGAGAACATCAACAGTGCCCAGGTCTGTTTCTTCATTCTCAAACACGCCCTTTGTCGTCAGGTATTCGCAGATATATTTGTTCAGTGCTATGGGATCTTTGTGAATGTCGATCGGACGCTCACGGACAAGGCCAAAAATAGTTTGGCGGTCGTAGCGAAGGGCATCAGGCTGTTTGCGCATTGATGCCGAGATACGCTTCCAGTCTTCGCGGTCGTTGTCGATAACTTCATTTTTTGCCCAGCGATGGATGCTGCCGTCAATGTTTCCGGCATCCACATCACCAGGCCAGAGAGCGTAGGCCAGTTCGTCATCCAGTGTTTTCCATGTCTGCTTGTATTCGCGATGAATGGCAGCAATGACCGGGCTGATTTTTCCTGTTGAATTTTCACTGTGCTGTTGATTGGTTCTGGCGCGGGCGAGATCAATAACAGACGTGTATTTTCCGGTTTCCTTACGTTCACCTTCGCGACGTTTTTTCCAGATGCGCATCTCTGCCTGAATTTCGGGCCATTTGGCACCAGGCTTACATTTATGCTTAACCCACCCGATGGCATGCAGCTTAAGCTCCGGATACATGGCGTTAACTTCTGGCATTTTCATCAACGCTTCAACGATATGTCCGTCGAATGTTGCCATGTCTTCCTGCAACAATTCCTGTGCGCTAATAACCATATCAACGGTGATGTTTTCACATGTGTCGAACTTAACCATGACAGCGTTCTGTACTTCAGGGGCCAGCTTGTCAAAAGTGACGTTCATCGGATCGGATTCAGTCTCAACCGGGACAAAGGAAGCAGACTCCTCATCCCAGCGGTTTTCCTGCATATATTCAGCATCCCAGGAATCGAGGGCAGGGCGGGGTATGCCGGGTTTATCCTCACAGACAATAAATTTATAAGCGCAGTCCTGAGCTGCAGGGAATTGCTCCAGAAATTGCCAATGAAATTTTGCGCGTGCGCGACGCTCATCACCAGCTTCAATGGCAGTGGCCACCGCAACAGCGCTATCTTCTTTTATGGCCTGTTCATCAGGAATAGCAGCGCAAATAAAGACCTTACTCATTTTGTTTTAACCTCATTACAGATTTCAGGGTGAACGAATCCCTGCCATTGCTGGCATTTTTAATCCGTTGGTATGGTGTTAATATGGCTGGAGGGTTATCCAGCCGGTGTTTCGTTATTCAGGTACAGCGATACTTTTTTTAGCGGGAGGCATTCACCAGAAATTTTTTGCTCGTCTCTTGCCTGGAGGCAGGATTCTTTACTTGCATAAATTCCGGTAATCACATTCTGTGATTCACCCGTTATAAGAAAAACCGTCATCATCAGTGCAAATGCTGAAGTCATTGACGTTCTCCGAAAATACCAAGTTCAAGAAGAGCAATTCGGGAAAGTATGGAATTATCATTGAGCAGATAAGGCTCATATTTCCTCATATTAATGGCATCTTCAGTAAACTCCCGGTTACTGAGCAGAACACCAATATCAAAACAACCTTCAGACGTATTAACGTTTGGTAATAACGTTTCCATTATCGCGTCCTCAACAATGAATTTTGTGATGCAGTGCCTGGTGCCTCCAGGTGACGTTAACCAGTTAACAATTAACGCCGGGTTAGTTGATGCTCGTTACGCCCGTAAAATACCGCCTTACTGCTTTAACTGTTCCGCGTGCGCATAGCCGCATTCACCGCATCACAAAATTCACTTTAAAAAGGGCGGCAGAGCAGTCACGGAGTAAAACTGATACCGCCAAATGTCACCAGAAAATTGATAACAGAGGGCGTTGTAGCGGGGTTGTCACTTAAGCGTATGGTCAACCTGACAACCCGGTGCATTTTCTGGAGCAATGGAGGAAACCCCAGCCATACTTACCGCCGCGCCATTTCGCGGAGTGCCACAACCGGAAGCGCACGGTCGAACTAAATTTAACGACACCGTACAGAGAGACCAATTTCGCCGTGCGCTTTCGCGTTATGCCCTGACTTTTCAGGGACATATCCTTTCAGTAAGCTGTCAGTGCCGGATGCTCACCCGTGTCCGGCGCACGCACTCCACCTGACCCGTGGAGAACTCCTTAATTACCAACCCTCAGGAGGGTGAAATGGATAAAAAGCAAATTGAGGCCCTGCAATCTATTATTGAAGAACAAGATGAAGCTATCAGGATTCTTTCATATCGCACTGATATGATACTAAATATGCTTTCTGCATTAACGGCTGCGCTTGGTGGTACAAAAACAAACGTATACCGCGAAGTTGTTATTCAACAGATAGATAAATTTGAAAAAACCATACCAGGTATTAATGCTCATCTTGCAGAACAAGAGAAAGACCATGCTCTTATGGCAATTTCTTCAGTAGCTCTCCCGAAAGTTGAGTAGTTTTAATTGTTGTTTTGAAATAATCACTGCTTTCACATTTGAGTGATTTCATGGCAATCCAAATGCGGGCCTCTGTGCCTGCATTTGGTTCCAGTTGCTGTAGATGTTTTGCGTCTTCCAAAAGTAAGGCGATAATGTGTTTCAGCTTCTCATCATTTGCTTGATTCTTGTTTTCAGGCGAATTCTGTCCGCCGAATAGGCGCTTCTCTTCATACAGACCTATAAAGGCACGACGCACGTTACCGGATATAGTATCGATGGTTTCCTTTTCTACGGTACTCAGGTCAAGAGTCGCCAGTTGAGAGCGAACCACATTCGATGCCATTTCCTGGAATGGTACTGGTAAATCTTTAAATTCCATCGTCAACCTCATCAGTCAGTGTTTCTGGTTAACCAGCGACGCGCGCCAGCTTCAGTTTTAAACGTTTTGCTTCTGGTATACGTCATCGCGGTGAACGTACCGTCCTGGTTGGGGAACACGCCACATACCAGAGATTCGCTGTTGCCAAGATCGATAGTATCCATGCTGACCTCATTTCCCCTTAACGCCGGGGTAGCGGAACAAAAACCTGCTGCATAGTTATTAAAGTTGAACCCTGCCGTCATGTTCTTACGCCTCGGGCTGGCTACTTAACCCCTGACCACTGCCTGGTAACTCGAAGTATTGCCCTGCATTCTGTGGGGCGGGGTGGGTTGGTATGAAAAGAAGGATACCCATAGGTATTTAAAAAGTAAATACCCATGGGTAAATTTTTGCGGTGTCTTAACTGGTGACTAGTTGTTTGGTGAGCTATGATGCGTTTTGTGCTTTCTTTTTACGGATTTCTTCGTAGATCATATTGTAATACTGTTTTTTCTCTTCAAGAGTTTTTAATAATTTATCCGCTTCACTTTCTGGCAGTTCGTCTAAGAGATCTAAAAAAATACGTTGTCGTGGCGTTAGAACCCTTGTTTCATAACTGGAGGCTGTGTTCGTTGATGATGAAACGATACCATCCATCCATCCCCGGGGTAACCCAAAGGACTCTTCGATAATCTCCACCATATCATCAGCGATCCGTTTTTTTCCCTTTTTCCCCTCTGGGTACAACATTCTTGATACATAAGAAGGCTCGCGCCCGATCTTTCTGGCCACGTTAACCGCTTTACCATCGCATTTCTCATCACGAATTTTGATGAGTTGCTGTCGTCTAAATTCATATTTGTCCATAGGTAAATAATAGATGCGATTACCGCAAGGTAAACAACCTGTGGGTATTGACTTTTGTTTACCTGTGGGTATTCTTTGCTGTGTTTACTAAGGAGTAGCTATGGAAGAATTAAGAATATTTCTCAATTCTCTTTCGTCAGATGAACAGCGTATGTTTGCATGCGAGTGTGGTACCAGCATCGGTTATCTAAGAAAGGCATTGAGTAAAGGTCAAGTGTTAGGGGCATCGTTATGTGTCCTTATTGAGCGAGCCAGTAATGGTGAAGTTACACGTCAGCAACTAAGGCCTTTTGATTGGATGAATATTTGGCCCGAGCTGGAAGATACCAAAACGTTAACACAACCACTTTCTAGGAGCTTGATTCATGAAAATCAAGCATGAACACATCCGCATGGCGATGAATGCCTGGGCGCGTCCTGATGGCGAAAAAGTTCCAGCAGCTGGAATAACCCAGGCTTATTTTGAGTTGGGTATGACGTTCCCGGAACTGTATGACGACAGCCATCCGGAAGCCCTGGCTCGCAATACCCAGAAAATTTTCCGCTGGGTAGAGAAAGACACCCCTGATGCTGTTGAAAAAATGCAGGCTCTGTTACCGGCGATCGAAAAGGCGATGCCGCCTTTGCTGGTGGCCCGTATGCGCAGCCACAGTTCTGAATATTACCGTGAGATCGTCGAACGGAGGGATCGGCTGGTGAAGGATGTCGATGATTTTGTTGCGTCAGCGGTTGTTTTGTATGACCAGATGAATCGCGGCGGCCCGGCAGGGAATGCTGTGGTGATGCACTAAAAGCACGGTGTTCGGGGGTTTTATGAGCAGCAAGCTTCATGGTCTTGTCTGGGAAGGGTGCGCCTTCACCGGCATGATCTTATCCAGGGTGGCGGTTATGGCCCGTCTTGCAGACTACAGCAATGACGAGGGCGTGTCATGGCCTGCCATTGAAACTATCCGGCGTCAGATCGGTGCAAGAAGTGAATCCACAGTGAAATCGGCTATTGCAGAACTGGCGAAAGAGGGCTGGCTGACGAAGGAAGAGCGTAAGGTCGGTGGGCGTAATGTAAGCAATATCTATCGGCTTAATGTGGAAAAACTCGAAGCAGCTGCGGCGGCGGCGCGTGAGTCATATAAACCGAAAAGAAAAATTAGCCCGGCAAAAAATGACCCGTTAACAGTTGACCCGTCAAATATTGACCCCTCAACGGTTGACCCGTCAAATTTTGATGGATCAACTGTTGATAAAAAACTGCCGATTAGGGGGGCGATGATTGACCCCGATCCGTCAGTATTAAAACCTGATCCGTCAGATAAAAGATCTTCTTGTCCGGACGCTTCGCAACCGGACCCGCAGACGGCTGAACAGGATTTTTTAACCCGACACCCTGACGCGGTTGTGTTCAGTGCGAAAAAACGCCAGTGGGGAAGTCAGGAAGATTTGGTGTGCGCACAGTGGATCTGGGGACGAATCGTGAGTCTTTACGAGCAGGCGGCCAGCTATGATGGCGAGATCACTAGACCGAAAGAACCCAACTGGACAGCATGGGCCAATGACGTTCGCACAATGCGGATGCTGGATGGCAGAACTCACAGACAAATTTGTGAAATGTTTGGGCGTCTCCAGCGGGATTCGTTCTGGGTAAAAAACATCATGAGTCCGGCAAAACTCCGGGAAAAATGGGATGAACTGGTTATCCGCCTGGGGCGTTCGCCTGCGCAGCGTTGCGTGAATCACATTTCTGAACCGGACACTGAAATACCGCCGGGATTCAGGGGGTGACGTGTCATGAAAAACATTGCGGCAGTTGGGGTTCTTGAACGTATTCGCAGACTTGCACCACAGGGGTCGGTTCCACCGTACCGGACGGTGGAGGAGTGGCGGGAATGGCAACTTGCTGAAGGACGAAAACGCAGCGAGGAGATTAACCGCCAGAATCGCCAGTTGCGGGTGGAAAAAATCCTGAATCGTTCGGGCATCCAGCCTCTGCACAGCAAATGCTCGTTTGCAAATTATCAGGTGCAGAACGACGGGCAAAAATACGCGCTGAGCCAGGCCAAATCCATAGCTGACGAACTGATGACCGGGTGCACGAATTTTGTGTTCAGCGGTAAAACCGGCACCGGGAAAAATCACCTTGCAGCGGCGATGGGCAACCGGCTGATGGTGAAGGGGCGCAGCGTGATTATCGTCACCGTGTCTGACGTCATGAGCGTGTTGCATGACAGCTACGACAACGGCAAATCCGGGGAAAAATTTTTACAGGAGCTTTGCGGGGTTGATTTGCTGGTCCTGGATGAAATAGGCGTTCAGCGGGAGACGAAAAACGAGCAGGTGGTATTGCACCAGATAATTGATCGCCGGACAGCATCACTGTGCAGTGTCGGGATGTTAACAAACCTGAATCATGCCGCAATGAGTACGCTTCTTGGTGAGAGGATTATGGACCGCATGACCATGAACGGTGGTCGATGGGTGACGTTTAACTGGGATAGCTGGCGTCCAAATGTCAGCAATATGAGGGTTGTGAAGTAATTTTGTCCGGAGGAAATTTTAATGGAAACCGTATCTGACGCACTGAAAGCACTGAAAAAAGCCTCTTCACATGTGGTGGCAGCTCGCCTTGGAATCAGTCGTGAAGAGGCTGTCAACGAGCTGTGGGAACTCAAAAGAAAAGGCGTCGTTGATAAAACTGGTCACACCTGGTTTCTGGCTGGCGAAGGTGAATTCCGGGTAACCGAAGAGCGGCCAGTAAAATCTGAAGCACAGGATATGCTGACCGGGGAGGTCGAACAAAAAGTTACCGCAGACATGATGATTGAGTTTATCGGTCAGGATGGGGCTAAAACGTGTGAGGAACTGGCGGGTAAGTTCGGTGTCAGTACTCGCAAGGTTGCTTCCACGCTGGCGGTGGTAACCGCAACGGGGCGGCTGGCACGCGTTAATCAGAACGGTAAATTTCGTTACTGCATGCCGGGCGATAATTTACCAGCAGAGCCGAAAGCCGCGCTGGTAACGGAAAGTGATGGTAAGGCCTTTCCTCAGCCAGCAGGTGCTGCGTTACCAGTCCGGGAAGCCGCAACACAGGAAGAAATTAAAACAGAAACTGTGGCGGACATTGTGCAGCCGTTGCCATCGTTTACCGAAACGCAAGCAGATGAGCTGATTTTTCCGTCCCTTCGCAGGGCAAACCTGGCGCTGCGCAGGGCGAAAAGTGATGTTCAGAAGTGGGAGCGAGTCTGCGCCGCGCTGCGGGAGCTGAACAAGCACCGGGATATTGTTCGACAGATTACTGATTCTTCCCGCCGTGTTGTATCGGAAAAGTGATTGCCGGAGGCGCTTATGGCAAAAGTATTTACACAAGAAGAGCGGGAAAAAATTAAAGGGCAGGTTGTTGAACTTGTACGTCTGAGCGGTCGCGAGACGTTGCGGCAACTGGAAGCCAGGACAGGTGCGACAAGATATCTGATGAGTGTTCTCGCCAGAGAGCTGGTTGCCAGTGGCGATGTATACAACTCTGGTTACGGGTTATTCCCGTCTGAACAGGCGCGTAAGGACTGGCAAAATGCTCGCAAAAAACTCTCAAGGGCAAAGGTGAAGAAACCTGCAGTGGTTGATCCGGACCTTATCTGGTCGTTACCAGACGGCGAAATACGCCGCTACGACAGGCGCCTGAATATAATCTGTCGCGAGTGCCGGAAGAGCGAAGCTATGCAGCGTGTACTGGCATTTTATCAAGGAAATGTTAGGTATTTTAGACGTTACTAGATTAAAGAGCATTAGTTCAGATGTGAATTGACATTTTCATGGCGCAGGGTAGAGCCAGCGTGGTTGTCCGCTTTGCGTCAAAACCAGATATTACCAGATTTAGACATATATTCCCGATAGACCTGCTCTGATGCTACACTCTGTGCTATTTTCATGACCCCAATAAAAATATTTATGACTATTGCTGATTTCAAACGGCCTAAATTGGAGCTCCCAAACGGGGCAAACAAACTACTACTGCACTCTTGCTGTGCTCCATGTTCCGGTGAAGTGATGGAGGCGCTTCAGGCCTCGGGAATCGACTACACCATCTTTTTCTACAACCCGAACATTCATCCTCAGAAAGAGTATTTAATTCGTAAGGATGAAAATATTCGCTTTGCTGAACAACACGGCGTGCCGTTTATCGATGCTGATTACGACACCGACAACTGGTTTGAACGTGCCAAAGGAATGGAATGGGAGCCTGAGAGGGGGATCCGTTGTACCATGTGTTTTGACATGCGTTTTGAGCGGACAGCGTTGTACGCTGCTGAAAATGGTTTCAGTGTGATCAGCAGTTCACTGGGCATTTCACGCTGGAAAAATATGCAGCAGGTTAACGAGTGTGGGCGGCGAGCTGTTGCGCATTATCCGGGTATGGTGTACTGGGATTATAACTGGCGCAAGCAGGGCGGCTCGTCCCGTATGATTGAAATCAGCAAGCGCGAAAAATTCTATCAGCAGGAATATTGTGGCTGTGTGTATTCTCTGCGCGATACCAATCTACACCGCAAATCTCAGGGACGCCCTCTTATCAAAATTGGCCAACTCCACTACGGAAAAGAAGAGAAGGAGTGATTTTATGGATCACCTTTCTGATTGATTTCATATTGGCGAGGTGACGTGAGTTAAGTAGAATGGCTGCGGGTGCTTGAGGCTATCTGTCTCAGGCATGAACACTGAAAGGCAGATAGAGAAAAGCCCCAGTTAACATTTCGCGTCCTGCAAGACGCTTAACATTAATCTGAGGCCCAATCTATGTCTCACAAATGTAGGTTAGCCTCTTACGTGCCGAAAGGCAAGGGGAAGCAGGCTATGAAGCAGCAAAAGGCGATGTTAATCGCCCTGATCGTCATCTGTTTAACCGTCATAGTGACGGCACTGGTAACGAGGAAAGACCTCTGCGAGGTACGACTCCGAACCGGCCAGACGGAGGTCGCTGTCTTCACAGCTTACGAACCTGAGGAGTAAGAGACCTGGCGGGGGAGAAATCCCTCGCCACCTCTGATGTGTCAGGCATCCTCAACGCACCCGCACTTAACCCGCTTCGGCGGGTTTTGTTTTTTTCTGGCATTCTGGTTTACAATTCGCACGTCAGCCTGAACACCTGACACCTGCTGCGCCAGCAGAGAAAACAGATGGCGCACAAAACCAAATTTCACAATTCTGATACCGACCTTGCCATCCGGCATGGGCGGCGTTCACACGCATTTAAAACCGACTGGTACCAACACCCACCATGTACTGAAGAACAGGCCGAATGGCTAATTCATAACTACCGCAGACGCGGATACGAGATTAAGAAAGCCCTCAGCCTCGATTATCGTCACTGGATAATCTCCGTCAGGCTTCCTTACTCTGAACGCCCACCGCGTCCGTCCCGCACATTCCAGCAACGCATCTGGAGGTAACGTGCGGGTATTACTTCGACCTGTTCTGGTACCGGAACTCGGGCTGGTGATCGTTAAGCCGGGCCGTGAATCCATGCCGGTATTCCACAATACCCGGGTACTGGTGGAGCCGGAACCGAAAAGCATGCGTAATCTGCCGTCCGGGGTCGTTCCTGCCGTTCGCCAGCCGCTGGCGGAGGATAAATCATTACTGCCATTTTTCAGCGACGAACGAGTGATTCGTGCTGCTGGTGGCGCTGGCGCATTGTCTGACTGGTTACTGCGCCATGTTAAATCCTGCCAGTGGCCACACGGCGATTATCACCACAGTGAAACCGTCATTCACCGTTATGGTACCGGCGCAATGGTGTTGTGCTGGCACTGCGACAACCAGCTGCGCGACCAGACCTCCGAATCACTCGGGCAACTTGCTCACCAAAACCTGTCTGCATGGATGATTGACGTCATACGCCATGCAATGAATGGCTCGCAGGAGCGGGAATTATCGCTGGCTGAATTATCCTGGTGGGCGGTCCGCAATCAGGTGGCGGACGCGCTACCGGAAGCGGTATTACGTCGTTCGCTGGGGTTGCGTGCGGAAAAAATCCGCTCAATGTACCGTGAAAGCGACATCGTACCGGGAGAGCAGACCGCCACCAGCATACTGAAGCAGCGCACAAAAAATCTTGCGCCGCTGCCTCACGCCCACCAGCAAAACCCGCCACAGGAAAAGACGGTGGTCAGCATTGCCGTTGATCCGGAGTCACCGGCTCAGTATCTCCAGCGCCAGAAATCACAACGGGAAGAGATGCCTGTATACACGCGTTGGGTAAAAACGCAGAAATGCATGACGTGTGGCAATCAGGCAGATGATCCGCATCACATCATTGGTCATGGACTGGGAGGGATGGGAACAAAGGCTGATGATTTGTTTGTTATTCCGCTGTGCCGTAAATGCCATAGCGAACTACACGCCGGGGTAAAAGATTTTGAAGAAAAACACGGCAGCCAGCTGTTGTTGCTGATTCGTTTTTTAATGCACGCGAGAAATTCGGGTGTTCTGAAGTGGAAAGCATAAATGACTGAACGCATAGAATTTGTTTTGCCTTACCCGCCAACGGTGAACACTTACTGGCGACGTCGTGGCAGCACATATTTTGTATCAAAAGTCGGTGAGCGTTATCGCCGTGATGTGGCGCTTATTGTTCGCCAGCAGCAACTGAAATTAAACCTGTCCGGAAGGCCGGCAATAGAAATTATTGCAGAGCCACCGGATAAGCGCCGTCGTGACCTGGACAATATCCTGAAGGCACCACTGGATGTACTGACGCATGCGGGGCTGCTCATAGACGACGAGCAGTTTGATGAAATTAATATTGTGCGCGGTCAGCTTGTTCCTGGTGGGCGGTTGGGGATAAAAATCACAGAACTGGAGTACGCATGAATAACCAGTATTTACAGTTTGTTCGTGAGCAACTCATGATTGCCACCGCCGATTTGAGTGGATCAACAAAAGGGCAGCTTGAGGCCTGGCAGGAGAATGCCATGTTTGATACAGGGCGTTACAGGCGTAAAAAAATCCGGTACCGCGATGAAGTGACTGGAAAAATGATAACGCGGGATAATCCACCAATCCCGGGAAAGCAATCGCTGGCGAAGGGGGTGTCAATTCCTCTCGTCAGTCCGGTTGAGTTTTCGACATCATCGTGGCGGCGGGCTGTTCTGTCTCTTGAAGAACATCATAAAGCCTGGTTGTTGTGGTGTTACAGCGGGAGTATTTGTTGGGAATATCAGATCGCGATAACGCAGTGGGTGTGGAATGAATTTAAAACCCGGTACGGCACCAGAAAAATTGCAGGGAAAACGCAGGAGCGCGTGAAGAAGTTGATCTGGCTGGCGGCACAGGATGTCAGAGGATGGATTACCGGGTGTGAGGTCTACCAGAGACAGGAGCTTGCCAGACTGTGTGGAGTTAAGCCTGATAACTGGAGCCATAATTATGCGAACTACTGGCGTGAGATGTGCGATATTTTTAAGAGTCTCGATAGAGAATCTGTGATTTGCACCGTGAAAATAAGAGCGCAACAAAAAGCGACTTTTTCACGACGAGATATTGCAAAAGTCAATTAAATAGCGTACGTTTCGTATAAATCTGATATTTTGCCGATTTTGTACGCGATGGCAAAGTAAGAAAAAAAACTGCCGTCAGGCGGTTTTTTTTTATGCCCAAAATCGCGTCAGTACAGTAAACACGCTGGTGGTTGCGAATACGGGTCTTTCAGCTTGCTGGCTTTTTCGACAAGAGTTATTGGTATGTCACGTTAACCGGAAAAAGGAAAAAGACATGCTAAAACAGCAGGATATGACAGAAACCGCCAGAGTGGTGTTTAATGAATTAAGCGTTACCGAACCGGCGACAGTCGGGGAGATAGCGCAGAATACTTACCTTTCACGCGAACGCTGCCAGTTAATACTGACCCAGCTGGTTATGGCGGGTCTGGCAGACTATCAGTTCGGTTGTTACAGACGCCTTCAGTCCTGAAGGCTTTTTTATTTGTGGTAAATGGGCGGCTGGTGGGTGTTAGGGGCACCCACCAGCCATCTGCTCATGCGTTGGGTTCACAAGCAAACCTCAGGCCCACTGCTTTGCGCAAAAGCAGAATGAGCCTATCAGAGACAGGCTTAATGATCCATGCTTAATACTGTAAAAATATCCAGTTGTGAGTTAATCAACGCCGACTGCCTGGAATTTATCCGGTCGTTACCCGAAAATTCTGTTGACCTGATAGTCACGGACCCGCCGTACTTTAAAGTGAAGCCTGAGGGCTGGGATAACCAGTGGAAGGGCGACGATGATTACCTGAAGTGGCTGGACCAGTGTCTGGCGCAGTTCTGGCGGGTGCTGAAACCTGTCGGAAGTCTTTACCTGTTCTGTGGTCATCGCCTGGCATCTGATATCGAAATCATGATGCGTGAACGCTTCAGTGTGCTGAACCATATTATCTGGGCGAAGCCGTCCGGACGCTGGAACGGATGCAACAAGGAAAGCCTGCGGGCGTATTTCCCCGCCACAGAGCGCATTCTGTTCGCGGAACATTATCAGGGGCCGTATCGTCCGAAAGATGCCGGGTATGCGGCGAAGGGCAGTGCACTGAAACAGCATGTGATGGCCCCGCTGATTTCTTACTTTCGTGATGCGCGCGCTGCCCTGGGGATAACGGCAAAACAGATTGCAGATGCCACAGGAAAGAAAAACATGGTGTCGCACTGGTTCAGTGCCAGTCAGTGGCAGCTACCGAACGAAAGCGATTATCTGAAATTACAGTCGCTGTTTGCCCGGGTGGCAGAAGAGAAACATCAGCGCGGTGAACTGGAAAAGCCCCACCACCAGCTGGTGGATACGTATACGTCACTGAACCGGCAGTATGTGGAGCTGCAGAGTGAATATAAGCATCTGCGGCGGTATTTTGGTGTGACGGCGCAGGTGCCGTACACGGATGTGTGGACACATAAACCGGTGCAGTTCTATCCCGGGAAACATCCGTGCGAAAAACCGGCAGAAATGCTGCAGCAGATAATCAGCGCAAGCAGTCGTCCGGGTGACCTGGTTGCAGATTTTTTTATGGGCTCAGGTT